GGTGCTTTTACAACTTCTATGTTTGCTCTCAAATCTGTACTTGCTTTAGTGCCAAACAATGGTTTAAATGTAACACTGTTCATAACAATGTTATCACTTAACATTTTCTTATCTTCTAATCCAGCATAAGCACTGCTCAATTCGTTGATTGTAGGTGCTGTTGGTTCCGACACTGTATTAGTTGTGTCTTGAACATAGTTTCTGTAACTGTTGTAATAACTTTCTGTAACCAAATACATATCGATGATGTTTGTTAAACCAGGATTAATTCTTTGAGACTCACTGCTGTTGTGTCTGTATTGGAATTGTAAATCTTGTCTTCCAGTTTTTAAAACAATATCAGTTACAACTGTTAATTCACCATCAACTAATTTTCTAAACTTGTTTGTTTCGTTAGCAAAGTAAAACAGTTGATTTTCTGGATAACTTGTTAATACTAATTCACTGTCTGTTGTTTCATTATAGTCTGCTTCAACAGTTCCACTTGCTAGTGGTAAATCTCTTTCTAAGTTATCTGCATCAGTAGTTGTTTGGAAAAATACTTGTCCATTTGTAGTAGAGATGTCTGTGAAGAAATCTGGATTATCAGCAACTCCATCCGAATCATCATCTGTGTAACTTACTTCAACTAAGTAGTCATTAACGAATCCATCTGATAACACAGGCTGATCAACAATGTCTAGTTTGATATCTGTCTTTAATTGATTGTTGCTTCCTGGTTGTGTGTTTGTCTTTAGTACCTTAACAAAATCGTTTACAACTTGTCCAGTTTTTGGATCATATATTTTATCATTTTTGTTGTAGTAAAAACGTGACTCTAATACACTACTGAAATAATAATTTAGTTCTCTGTTTGTGACTGTGTAAACGTTATCTGTTGCTGTTAGTTTTACAAACCAACTGGCATCAATACCAGTTCCACTTGTGTCTTGTGCGTTTGCTAAATCAAAGTCACCTGTTTTATCAATGTTTGTACTTGTAATAATATACCATTCGCCTGCATCTGCATCATATCCCAAACCAAAGTCATTGTAAAGTTCTACTTGATCTAAAATGTCTGATTCAAGTGCTGTTGGCAAGTCTGTGTTGAATACAGGAATTACTTCTTCTACTTCTGCATCAGTTGGTACAAAATCTGTAAGTACTACTGGACCAACTCCATCATCGTCGTTGCCTGATCCAAAGTTTGTTCCATCTAATACAACACTTTTAACACTGGTCCATATTGTTGTGACATCTGTTGAATCTAGTGCTACTTTTTGTTTTAATCTATTATTTTCATCAAAGTAATAAACACCACTACTATCAGCATCCGGAGTTTTAAATTTAACTAAGGCATTTGGAGCAATGTACTGTGCATTACCACCTGCATAACTTGATATTGCCAATGGTGTACCTGATGAATTTTTAAAATATCCAGTTGTTGTATTTGTCGTGGTTGTACTTTGTTTCCAACTGATATCTATAGTAGTTAAATCTTTTCTTGTGTATTCGTTGTGATACAAATGAACTGTACTTCTATCAGCAAGTATTGGTTCAATTTGATTTCTTATTACATCGTTGACATCGTTTTTGTCATCAAAGTCAAAAGTAAAACTTGATTGTTTAGTATCCTGATATATAACACCGTCCGAATTAAAAGTATTAACACTGGAATACTTTCCAGTTGGATCAACTAAATCTAAATGTCTACTTGTGCCAATGTTTGATCTAGCAATTGCTTTTGATTTAATAATACTACTGTAAGCAGTGTAAGGATAATTGTTGTAATCCTCGCCGTTGACCATTCTATTTTGTGTGTAGAATCTTGCTGGAGCATTACGTTTGATTTCGTCGATTGTTTCTCTGCTACTTGCGTTGCTTACATTTTGTGTAAGTGACATCGTGAATGTTGCTGTTTCACTTCTTCCTGTTCTACTAACGTATGGAACAGAAATACTTACACCTGTGATATCATTTTTGTTAATTGTGTATTCTCTGCCATTACTGACACGAACAAATGTTCTAAAGAAACCCAATGGGATATCTGCAAATGCACCATCGCCAAAGTTATATGTTACTTGGTCGTTTGTTCTGCTAGTTACACTAAAATATTTTTTATCACTTGTGTTTGTTTGTGATGTTTTTGGAGCATAAACGTTTTCAACTTGCTCCCATTCGTTTATGACTTCACCTGTTGTTGTATTTAATTCATACAACCATACATCGTTATTGTTAACACCTTCCACATTTACATCAACACTTCTATTTGCAATTCTGTCATTCAATGTAAAGTCTTTGTTTGTCAGTGTACCTTGTTTAAAGTGGAAAAAGAAACCTGTGTTTGCAGATGCAAATCCTTGTTTGTCATTCCTGTATAAGAAATTAAAGTCTCCGTTTAAAACTGGAGCAGGTTCATAAACTCTTGTACTGTTTGCTGTAGTAGAACTGACAATTTCAAAATTCATTGCAGTTCCATTTACATTGCTACTAAATGGAATAACTGGAAGTAGATTGTTTGCTAAGTTAACTGTGTACTCATCTGTATCAATGCCTAACACTGTTGCTGATCTTCCAGGATTGTTTATTTTTTGTGAATCAACTAACAGTGCATTTAGTACTGTGTTAAATTGGTCTTGCCAATCCAAATTAGTTGAGTCATTCCAACGTACTTTTACGTTTGCTAAATTAACACCATTGTAATCTGTGATATTTTCTGTTGTGGCAACACTTGTTACTTTTAAAAATCCACTTGAGTTCTCGTTACGTTTTGGTGTATAACTGACTAAGTCTGCTAAACGCACAACTGAGTCTCTGCGTTCTGCTGTGTCTAAAAAGTTTTCACGTGTGTTTAAGTCTTGTCTGTATGAGATTGCTTGTCCCATAAATGCTATAACATCAAGTAACGCAATAAACTCCGAAGATTCAACATAATCGTTGAAGTCTTCTGGGTAGTTTTGTCTAATGTAATCTACAAAACTTTTACGTAAAGTTTCAAAGTTATAACTTTGGAAATCTGCTTGGTTGTAAGTTTGATATAAAGACTTCCAGTCTTCTAAACCAAATATACGTGTTTGTCTTGAACTTGTTGCCATAATAACTTAATAATTTGCTTTTTGTTATTTATGACGTTTATAAACTACGTATATTATGAAGTATAACTTGCTGTGTTTGTGTTTTGATCAAAGTTGACGTATAGTATTTCTATTTCAACATTGGGGTATATTCTAGCACCTACTTCCATTAAAACTGTGTATGCTTTTGCTTCGATGTTTATATCTTCGATTGTCAGTCTTGGATCTGTGTCCGCAAGTCGTTGTATTTCTGCTTTTAATTTTCTAACAGTGTCCTCTGTGTTGGGATCAAACACAAAGTGCCATAGTGTTGTACCGACTTCTGGTCGTCCTGGTACCTCGCCTTGTCTTATGTTGAGATTATTTAAAAAATCTCTTTTTACTAACTCGTAGTCTGAGATTTTGAAATTTTTAATCTTACCTATTGTGTTATATCCTTTGTACATTTTTGTTATGTGTATTTAGGTGGTTCTACTTTTTTATTATCTATCAAAGTAACAATTTGTTCATCCAATGTGTCTCTGTCTATTGGAGTTATTCCAGTATCTCCTATGCCGTGGTTTGCGTACGGCTCGTGAGTTGGAACAACTGTACAAATAGAACTTAAATCATTATCTTCGGTTGCTGTCCATCCATCATCTGTTATCTCAACATCCTTGTAACTATTTATTGATGTTGTTGTAGTACTTGCACCGCTCTTGTTTAAATCAATTTGTTTGGCACCAATATTTGTATTTCCAGTAGACTCTGTGTTAAACGTATTGTTTGCTTTTATGTTTACATTGTTGCCAGCATTAATGTTTACATCTTCGTCTGCGTGTAAATTAATTGTACCTTGTGTTCTTACATTAACGGAGTTTGTACTAAACACATCTATGTTTCCTGCTTTGCCTAATTCAATCCATGATTGACCATTTGCGTGTGTGATATAAAAAGTTTCTCCATCGTCGCTCATTGTTATTTGGTGTCCCAAACTTGTACGCAAACGCATTAACTGATTGTTACCTTCTAAATCTCCATCATCCATTACAATTGAATGTCCACCTCTGCGTCCAATAATTTTTACATCTTCTGGATCTGCTGTTTCGTTTGTTATGTTGTCTTCTAATGTTTGTTTAGCATCAGCATCGTACATACCATTTGCATACACAGGACGTCCAGGTGTCGAAATACCAAACACAGTACTTGGACTTTCACGTTGCGAAGAACTTGTTATAGGTCCTCTTATAGTATCGTTTTGTAATCCTTGCTGGTACATTGTAGCAACAATAGATTTGTGTTCTGGTTTGTCGCTATCATAGTAACGTGGGTCCTCTGTGAGTTCTTTGTTTTTAACATTAATCTCTGTTACATTGCCGCCTATTGCAGGTACCATGTGTGTGAGTCCACTTTCCGGAACGCATCCTGTGTAATATCCGTAACCGGGATCTCCATTTACAAAGAAACACATAACACGTGTTCCAATGTCTGGTGCTGTAAAC